GTCGAACACCACCATCATGCCGTCGTCGTTGTGCGCGCCAGCGTACGCATCGGGGTTCTCGTCGCTCCAGAGCTTGCCCTCCGCGCCCCAGTACCGCGTACCCTTCTTCAAGTCGCGCTCCACCAGTTCGGTGAGCCACTTCGCCGGCACGATGCGCGTCGCGCTGATCTCGAACCAGTGCGAGTTCATCAGCATCGCCAGCCACTTCGTGATCTCGGCCCAGGTCACGCTGCGGAGCTGCGCCTCGCTGTTCGCTGAGACGATCACGCTCGCGCCAATCCGCGTGGAGAGCATCCAGAGCACCAGCCAACTGACCAGCGCCGACTTCCCGATCCCCCGCCCCGAGGCCACCGCCAGGCGGAATACCTCGTACATATCCCGCGTGCCGTTCGCCTCGATGTGAGCCTTTATCTTCCGCAGTATTTCCCGCTGCCACTTTCGCGGCCCGCTGCGCTTTTCCAGCGGCGTGCCCTTTTCGCCCCAGGGGAACACGAACATCACAAACGCTTCGGGGTCGTCGCGGAGCTTCGCGCTCCACAGGCGACTCATCAGCGCCTGTTCTTCCTGCGGGGTGTATTTCGTGGTCTGCATTTATATCGTCAGCGGCTCATATCGGCGCGTATCGGCTCATACCGGCTTTTGCGTGCAGCACAGATGCTGCAGCAGCATACGCGGCCGCAGCCGCTTCTATGGTATTAAAGCTGCCAAGCTCAACGGGCTTGCCGCCAGCCTGAATGCGCGCTCGCCATTTTTTACTGTGCGGGTGCCGCGTTACGCCGCGCAACCCGACGGGGCTGTCTTTGCGTGTGCAAGCATTTTGCGTGTTGACGTACTGATCCGTGTCGCGCAGATTGCACAGCCGATTGTCGCCAGTATCGCGGTTGATGTGGTCAATTACACCTGATGGCCACACGCCATGCGCATACAGCCACGCAAGCCTGTGCGCCGCGTAGACCACAGAGTCAATGCTTATACGCAAGTAGCCGCGTTTGTCGCGCGTGCCGGCGCGTGAGCCTGCTTTGACCGTGCTGCGCGTCACGTTCCACGTAAACACGCCAGTCTCGGCGTCATACGACACCAAGCTCATCAGCCGCTCTTGGGTTAGACTTGCAGTAGCCATCACTGACCTCCTTCACAGGTTGGTGGGTTAGAGCCTCAGTACCGCGCCAACGGTTCTGGGGCTCGATCATTTTAGCATCCTCTACGGCACTGTCCAAGGCCCGCGTTACGCGCTTCTCTGCTTGCTCCAGCGCAGCGGTAATCGATATCTGCATCGAGCCCTCAACCTCCACGCGCTGCGTGGCAACCCACGAATGCCTGTGCCTCAGAAACTCCAGCGCCGCCTTCGAATCCCCGTTCGCTGCCGCCTCGTACAGCGTGCGCGACATCGTCATCTCACTATCAGCGCGGCCTTTCATCTCCGCCAACTCCGCAATCGGGTCCATCAGCTTTAGCCGAGCCAACTCCACCGGCAGCATACCCGCAGCCAGCGCCAGCGCATCGCCACGCAATCCCAGCTTCGCATTCTCGTAAATGCGCTCCAGAGCGTCAGGCGTGGCCTTTAGCTCTCTGGCGGTGACGGGTAGGTCGCGGAACATGGCGGCATGATAGCCGAAGTGTGTGCAAAAAAAAATGGCTGTGGGGGGTCCGTACCATTTCACTCCATGCCAAGGCCCTAGCCGGGGCATCAATCCTGCGCACACTCATCATCCACCCCCCGATGATCAGCACGCTGACGATCCTCGAGCTGATGGTCCTCGAGCTGGTAATCAGCACACTGACGATCAGCGCACTCACTGTTAGCACGCGCACCATGCTGCAGCGCAGCACCGAGCCGGCTGCGCACGTTAGTTTTCACTAACATTGTTGAACCAGGGGGAATAGGGGACGCGGCGCTATGTGAGCACGCACTAACATCAGAAAGCTAGGGGGAATAGGGGACGCGGCGGCGCCGGGCATGGTCTGCCCCCCAGCGTGTCCCCTCTGTCCCCTCTGTCCCCTCCGATTTTATTTAGCTCAACCCTCCGGGGTTTTTTTTTTGAACTTCGGATCGTGAGGGGGAATAGGGGACACAGAGGGAAAACGCTCGTTTTCCGAGGGCGCAGAATCGGGCAAGACGGGGGGCACCATAGGAGAAAACGAGGGGACATGCAGGCTAGGATCGGGTTAGGGAAAGTACCTACCGTTCCTGACTGCTGCTGTAAGTTTCGCGTCAGGAAGGCCGCCGACACTGTCTCTGTCGCGCCGATGGTCGGTGCGCAAGGAGCGAAGATGACAACGACGAAGACCCCGCAGGAGCTAGCCGACGATGTGGCGATTGCTGCCGGCGAGATGTGCCCCGATTGCGGCTGCAGGGAAACCGAGAGCAACGGGCACGGTGAGTATCGCTGCTGCGAATGCGATCACCGCTGGGGCATTGACTTTGGCATGCGGTACGGATATTGACCCCGAGTTATAACCCCGCGAGCCGGGGTTATGGCGCGTGGTTTGCGCGATAACGACAGGAGCGAGACGATGTCCCGATACGAAACCCTGATCATGATTGCAGCCGACAGCCTGCAGACCCTGCGGGCTTGCGATGTGTTCCGCGTGCTATCCGAAGCCCCGGCGGCCGACCGTGACGGCCTGGCAGACTGGATCGCTGCCGGCCGGCCTGATCTGGCTACCGAATGCGCTGGATGCTTGGCGGATCTGTAAGCCCCACGTCAGCCTATCCCCTGACACTACCCACGCCCCGCACCGGGGCACACTGGAGAACCCCGTGGAAGATATCCCCCTGACCCTCGCTTGCGTGGCGTTCGCCGTCGCATTCGGCCTCGCCCTGGGCGCCCTGGTGGCGCTCGGGCTCTGACACTGACGAGAGGAAAGACCATGATGACCCGAAACGAAGCAATCCGCCACTTCGGCGCCCGCAGCCGCTCCACGTTGACGGCTGCGCAACACCTGGCGGCGGCGCCTGCAGCCGTGCGCATCGGCCTGCACCCGGAGGATTTGCAATGGATTGCCCGCAATCCAGACATCCCCGCCGTGGAGGCTGCGCGGCGCCTGGCCGTGCGCAGCAGGTTCGATCCCCAATCGGTTTGACGCATCCGCCGAGCCCCGCGCGCGGGGTTCTGGGATGCGCCACGGTGGCGCAGATAAAGAGGAAGACGATGAACCGTATTACTGTTGTCCAGCTGCAAGCCGTAATCGACCGCCTGAACCGCGAAACCGGTTCGCCAGCCGAGCCTTACGTCCGCGACGCTGACGGCAAAAACCGCGCGCAAATCGGAAACTATCACCTGAGCCGAGCCTATGGCGGTTTCGCTCTGCATCGCATGGTGACTGACGGCGGCGGCGTGTCGTCGCCCTTGCACACCGGTCACATCCCGGCGCGCGATTTGCTGAATCGCATGCATGCCTATCTGGCGGGTATCGATGCAGCCCGCCGCGCCTGACACCCCCACAGAGCCCCTACGCGGGCCTGTGTGGCCCTTTCCGCCCCAGCTGCTGGACTACCCCAGCCTGCCCCCCTGCGCGCGCCCTGTGCGCCCGCCTGCGGCGCCCCTGCCGGACGAACCGGCGTTGTTTTGAGGAGAGACGACGATGCCCCTCGTGCTACGTAACTGCACCCCGCCCCCCGAAGCGCTAGCCCGGGGTCTTGATGCTGCTCACGCAGTCCTGTCGGCTGCCGGCATCACTCCGCACGCCGCCTGGCTGCAGTCCGGCTATCACGTGGCCTGGACAGATGCCCTGGCCATGCAGGCATGGTATCGGGCCGAGGATGCCGCAGTACGGGCCATATTCGGCTCCTGGCGCGGCGCGCCGCTGGCGGTGGCGATGGAGTGGGAGGCAGACCCCCCGGGCGCGGAGGGCAAGCGATGATCTGGGCCGCCCTAGCCTTCCTGCTGGCGCTTGCGCTGGCCCTGCTGCTCGACCTATAATCGGGCGCCCGCTCGCGGCGGGCTTTCGCTGTTGTCTCCTCCTGCCGGGCACCTTGCCGGCTTCCTCCCCGGGTCGAGTGTCACGCTCCCCGGGGATTTTTTTAGTCTGGCTTAGCCCGCCTTGAACGGGTAGACCTTCGCATGCGGCATCAAAGTTTCCAGCATGCGGCGGATTTCGCTGCGGTTGCTCTGGTAGCGTTCCAAAGTGTCGGGCGAGCAAAGAATGTGCTTCTTGACCGGATGCTCCGGGCATCGGACCTTCCCCAGATCCAGCCACCCGGCATGCCCTGCCGCGACATACAGACTCTGGATGTTGATCTTGTGATCCTGAATTCCCTGCTGAAGCTCATCAACCACCGGCTGCCACGGTCCCATGATCGCACCGGGCCGGAACACGCCGACCCTGTTGCGCATCGCCTCAGCCAACAGAGCCTCACCTGCAGACAGGCCGCCTTCCATCATCACTGTTTTGGCGTCCGTCACTGGCGGCCGATCCCCCGGCGAGAAATTCGATACGTCCCGCTGCCGCAGCCAGTAAGCCACGCGGTCCAGACCGCCGGCCTGATACCACTGC